GGTCTAGAAAAGGTCGTTTCACGCAAGTTGCTTGTGTGGGGCGTAGCAACCGGTCTCGCGGCTGGAGGCTTCCTTACAAGTGGAGACTGGGTTATGATCTCGGCACTTTACATCGGTGGTCAGTCAGTTATTGACGCCGTTGTTAAGATGAAGGGTGTCTGATGATCCTAGACTTCGTTAAGAATCACTGGAAGGAGATGGCGCTTGCTATTCTCCTTTTCGTCGTTTCCTTCTTTTGGTGGCAAGATCATAGAGGTCTTGTCAGGGCTTATGAGGCATCCACCAAGAGCCTTGAGGAAAGGATCGACGGTCTAAAAGAAAGTTATGAGTTAGAAGCCCTCAAAAAGGACGAGGCGTTAGCCGACTACAAAAAGCAACTTTTTATCCTAGAATCCGAGCGCATGGACTTCATCGAAGAGTTGGAAAACAGAAAGACCGAAAGAAAGGTTGAGCTTGTAAAGATGCGTAGAAATGATCCAGAGGGCTTTATTCTAAAGATCGAAACGCAGTTTGGTTTTGAGCATGTGGAGTAGGCTTCTATTCCTTTTCGCCCTTCTTTATCCATCAGTCGCTCACGCTGACGATGGTAAGTTTTCGCTTGTCCCAAAGAACGGGGTTGTCAAGTTTGACGCGACCTGCTTTGATGACAATGCAATGGCAAAGATCTTAACTTTCAGCGAGTTCATCGCCGTTGAATTAAACAGTGCTTGCTCTTTTGAAAAGGACAAGATGTTATTAGACCACCGTTTAGAGGTTGAGAATCTACAAATAGAAAAGCAGGGTCTAGAAGAGCGTTATTTGATAGAGATCGACACGAGGGATGAAGAGATAGAAACCCTCAGGGACATAATCAAAAAGAACAAGAAACTAAACATCCCGGTCGTCATCGCCACAAGCGTTGCGATCGGTTTTGGTATTGGTTTCGGCACTTACCACTTAGCGAGTAGATGATGGGAAAGAAACTTGATCTAAACGACATAGCAAGGTTTGAGAACGCTATTGCGAAGAAATATGGAAAAGAGGCCATCGAAAACCCAAGGAAGTATTGGAATGACGAAAAAGAAGAGTCTTACAAAAAGCAGATTAAAGAGATGGCGGAAAAAGAGTATGCGTCCGAAGAAAAGGATGAGAAAGTAGAGCAAGACGGCTTTTTAGTCTCCAAAAAACTACTTAATAGAGAAACTACTAAAAGGGTTTGTCCCGTTTGTAAAACATACTCCTTTAAAATAAGGGACGATGTTTTTATGAACAAATTTGATTGCTGCTACAATTGTTACATGAAATGGATAGAAGGCGGCCGAGAAGAGCGTTGGCTCTCGGGCTGGCGACCAAACCAAACTTGAGGAGATACTAAATGGCGACAACTTACGAAATAGTCAGAGGCATTTCACAGGCAATGACCCGTGCTTATGACGGTGCCCACGACGAAAATGGAGAGCCGGTAAAGATCGGACTCAAGCGAGAGGAAGGCAACCCGCTTATTGACAAGCGCGTTATGGACGGCTTTGGCGTCAAGTTCCACGGCAACCGCCTAATGATCACCTACCACGCAGAGATCAAACTAAAGGACATCTACGGTTCTGACATTGAGGCAGAGATCGACCAGATGATCACAGACATCGCTTCTTTCTTAAAGAAGGAGTACAAGAAGATCACTGGTGAAACCCTAAGCCTCACACCAGAAGGCGAGGTCAAGGTTCTAGCCCAGAACACTTCCCGCGTTCGTTCCTTTGTTACGGCTGACAAGATGTTCAAGATCGGCGGCATTGACGCAGAGGAAGTAAACGCTGCTTCCAGCGACCGCCTAGAAGATAACTTCCGTAAGTTCCTAGAACTAGGCGGCGAAGGAAGGGCTCCAAACGACAAGCGTAAGGACTAATGCCTCGCTTATCCAAAAAGGAGACAATGAGGGAGATTGTCAAGTGTGGCAAGGATCCCTCTTATTTTATCAATAACTACGCTCGCATCTCTCACCCTCTAAAGGGTCTTATTCCTTTTAAGACTTACCCTTTTCAGGATGATTTGCTTGTTGATTTCAACGACTATCGCTTCACAGTTATTCTAAAAGCCAGGCAGTTAGGCATCTCCACTATTACGGCGGCCTACATTGTCTGGCTTATGTTGTTCCACAGAGACAAGAATGTCTTGGTTATTGCGACAAAGTTCGCAACCGCAGCCAACCTTGTAAAGAAGGTAAAGAACATTATGCAAAATGTTCCCCCTTGGCTTCGCATCGCACAGATCAAGATCGACAACCGAACGTCTTTTGTTCTTACAAACGGCTCCGAGGTAAAGGCTGCATCGACCTCTGGGGACGCCGGTCGTTCCGAAGCCCTCTCACTCCTAGTTATTGACGAGGCCGCTCACGTAGAGGGCCTAGAAGACCTGTGGACAGGTCTTTATCCTACCCTATCTACTGGTGGTCGCTGCATCGCCCTCTCCACACCAAACGGTGTTGGCAACTGGTTCCACAAAACTTATATTGAGGCAGAACAAAATGTAAACGACTTTCATCCAGTAAACCTTCCTTGGAGCGTTCACCCCGATCGAGACCAAGAGTGGTTTGAGAAAGAGACAAGAAACATGTCTCGCAGACAGATTGCACAGGAGTTAGAGTGCAACTTCAACGCTTCTGGCGAAACAGTCATTCATTCAGAAGACCTAGAAAGAATTGTTTCCGAGATCTGTGAGCCTAAATACAGAACCGGCTTTGATAGGAACTTCTGGCTATGGGAGCAATATGATCCACAAGCAACCTATCTAATGGTTGCAGACGTTGCTCGTGGAGACGGAGCAGATTATTCTGTTTTTCATATCATTAAGTTAGAGACTATGGAGGTTATAGGTGAATATCAAGGAAAACCAAACTTGGAAGATTATGCTACCATACTTGACAACACAGGTAGAGAATTTGGCAATTGTCTTTTGGTGGTGGAAAATAACAGTTTAGGCATTTCTATACTTGAAAAGTTGCAGCAAAAAGGTTATCCTAACATATACTACTCAATAAAGGGTACGCACGAGTTCATCGATCCAGTTAGGGCGCAGTCTGTAAACAATTCAGTTCCAGGGTTTACGACATCTTCCAAGACCAGACCTCTCATCGTTGCGAAAATGGAAGAGTTCATTAGAAACAAACTAATTACTACATACTCAACACGACTAGCAAACGAATTCAAAACTTTTATTTGGAACAACAACCGAGCAGAGGCAATGCGTTCTTACCACGACGACCTTATTATGGCTCTTGCGATCGGTTGTTGGGTGAGAGACACAGCACTTACGATTAGTAAAAAAGACCTAGAATACAAGAAAGCAATGGTTTCTTCAATGAAGCTAAACACTACGAGGCTCCATACAAGCATCCCAGGAATGACTGGTCACCAACAAGGCGTTTGGAGCGACAATGCAAAGAAAGAAATGCAACAGCAAAAAGACTTTATTTGGCTTATCAAGGGATAAAATAAATGGCTAGACGAAACAGAAGAACAAAGCGAGCGAACAGTTCAAACACGAGAAACCCGCAGTCTGATTTATTCAAGGCGTTAACCAGGGTTTTCTCTGGTCCTCTCGTCAACCGTAGGACACAGACAGGTCGTCGTCTTCGCAGATACCAGTTAGACAAGTATCAAAGCCGTTTCCGTTCCGCCAGTGGCCAGGAGTTCAAGACCGCAAAGTCAGCCAACAACTACAACCTCCAGTTAGGCATTATGAACGCCCACAACCGCGTAGAGCGCTATGTGGACTTTGACCAGATGGAGTACACCCCAGAGATCGCCTCTGCCCTTGATATCTACGCTGATGAGATGACCACGCACTCTGGTCTTCAGCCGATGCTCAATATCCGTTGTTCCAACGAGGAGATCAAAGCAGTCCTTGACTCACTTTACCATAATATCCTAAACGTAGAACACAACCTATTTGGCTGGTGTCGTTCAATGTGCAAGTATGGCGATTACTTTATGTACCTTGACATTGACGAAAAGTTTGGCATCAAGTCGGTCATTGGCATGCCCTCTAACGAGGTTGAGCGCCTGGAAGGCGAGGACGACACAAACCCCAACTATGTCCAATACCAGTGGAATACAGCCGGTCTAACGCTTGAAAACTGGCAGGTCGCTCACTTCCGCATCCTTGGAAACGACAAATATGCTCCCTATGGCACTTCCATCCTTGAGCCCGCCCGTCGCATCTTCCGTCAACTTGTTCTAATGGAAGACGCAATGATGGCTTACCGCATCGTCCGCTCACCAGAGCGTCGTGTTGTCAAGGTTGATGTTGGACAGATTCCGCCAAACGAGGTGGAGCAATACATGCAAAAGGTCATCTCTTCTATGAAGAGAAACACCATTGTTGACGAAAGCACCGGTCGTGTTGACCTTCGCTACAACCCTCTTTCTGTTGAGGAAGACTACTACATTCCCGTCCGAGGTGAAAGCAAGACAGACATCGCTTCCCTTCCAGGCGGAACTTTCACGGGCGACATTGACGATGTTAAGTATCTCCGCGACAAGTTGTTCTCTGCCCTCAAGATCCCAGCGTCCTATCTAACCAATGCCGAGGGTGCTGATGAAGACAAGACAACACTTGCGCAAAAAGATGTTCGCTTTGCAAGAACAATTCAAAGACTTCAGCGTCCAGTTGTTTCAGAGTTGGAGAAGATGGGTATTGTTCATCTTTACACATTGGGCTACCGAGGCGACGATCTTTTAAGTTTCTCCCTTGCCCTCAATAACCCATCCAAGATCTCGGAACTACAAGAGTTGGAACACTGGGACAAGAAGTTCTCCGTCGCTGGCGCGGCCACAGAAGGCTTCTTCTCCCGTCGTTGGGTTGCCGAGAAACTATTCAACATGTCCCACGACGAGTTCCTTCGTTGTCAGCGCGAGATCTTCTACGACCGCAAGTTTGATTCACAACTCGCCGCAGTCGCCGAGAAGGTCCAAGAAGAGACAGCAGCCGCCTTCGGTGGCGGTGGAGGTCTCGGAGGAGACGAAGAACTCGGAGGCGAAGACCTTGGTGGAGAAGACCTTGGCGGTGGCGAGGATCTTGGCGGAGGTGAAGACCTTGGTGGAGAAGACCTTGGCGGCGACCTTGGTGGCGGCGACGAAGGCGGCGGTGATGATGATGTCCTCCTCGCAGCACCAGGACGCAGAGAGGACAAGCCGTCCTCTGTAAGTAAAGGGAAAGCCTACTACCCGGTGAAGAAGAACAGGGACCGCAGAGGCCAGGGAGCGAGGGAAAGAAGTTATAACTCTGTTGCCGGAACTAACTACGCAACCGACGCCCGCTACAAGATGCCAGGAATGACTGGTCATGGTGGCCTTGGTGAGATCTCAAAGGGCATGTTTGAGGGCAAGGAAACTATTTACAATGACCCTTTCCTCAACGAGGAGAATATGATACACTTGACTAAGTGGGAACTCAACACTTTAATCGAACATATGGAGAAGACCAAGAATGAAGCTTAAGCATAATAAAAAGAGAAACACCGCTTTTCTTTATGAAGCCTTAGTCAAGGAACTAACTAAGTCTATTGTTCATGG